GAATTTTATTAGAGGCATTATTAATGTGTTTCTCATTAGCCAAGTGGAATTGAACTCCTCTATAGTCCAAAACACTCCAACAGTGCTCTTTTCTTCACTTTGCTTACAACAAAAATACTTGTATAACCTTGATTTAAGCAAGCAAAGTGAGTAGAACACTCGATTTATTATTTTCCTATCTTCATGCTTCCAGTATTTTGTAGATATTAAAACAGAGGAATCGTCAGACGATACCTTAGTTGTTATAACATGGTTGGGTGCTTTTGCTCCCAGACTCTTATTGATTATCTTTGAGCTGAAATCAGACCAGAGCAGCAAGAACCCAGAGTGATATAAGCTACTAGTATAATGGAAAATCCCTTGCATCATGTTAGATCGATTCTTTAAAACACACTTGCCCTTGTCCACTAAATCACTTCTCTCTGATAGGCCTAAAAATTGCTCCTTGATCTCATTGATGTTGTCTGAATAAGACTTCACCTCTGGATGATTCATAAAAGTTTCTAATAATTCATATGGCAGCTCAAGTTTCTTGTTTGTACAGTGATTTAGTACTACTGACAAGGGTATCATGATCTCATCTGGGTATATATTCGCAAGGAAACAAGCAAATGCTTTCATTACAAATTTTTGTGCCCATGTTGTAGCATCATCAGATGAACTGACTGTCGTGGTGAATTTTCCTGGTATTGTATTCATCTGCCGGAAATGCTGATCATTGCGCACCATCTTCTGATCACCCTTTGTTAACATCTCATTCGGAAGCTCCTCACATAAAGCCCTATTAATAGATTCACACATATTCACTAGTATTCTAGACTCAATCGAGAGAACAAAGATTTCTCGAGTCCCACCTATCTGCATCTTTTTAAATAGATTGGATGTTAACCCTCCCTGTTGATCAACTTCTTTCTCAATTTTACAGATGTCTAACATAATATTACTACCATATCCTTTATCCAGCAGCTCTTTTACAGCTTCAGAAGTTCTCCGCCTATCATTGAGTCTCATGCCTCTACTAAATTCTGTTGTTACAGATATGTTTTGAGCAGATGATTTCATTGTTGCAAATTCAAGTATGTCTTTATTTATTAGTGTCTCATAAATTTTGTCAATACACCATTTAAAAGAGCCACCACCTTTTTGAATCAAATAATTCTTTGTCGTTCTGCCCATTTTGGAAACAAAACTTTCCGAGAACTCATGAGATTTGTAGTCATGGTCGTCAGGTGGCTCTCCATTACCCATAAACTCCGGATTTGCATCGCGTAGTTTAATTTCTTCTGATATCACTTTCTCAAAAATCTTAAGGAAACCAGCTACCTTATCCCCTTCCTCTTTGTTATGCAGAACCCCAAAGTATGATAGATTCAAAGCTATTTCAAATCGAGGTATGTCCTTGCCAGTAACCCATGATTTTAGCCCTATAGCTGTGTCCTGAGTGGTTTCATCTGCAAAATCATCATTCTTCTTTAGGCCAAACGTCGGCGGCCTATCCACCATAGCCTTGAAAGAGATGCAGAACTTATGGATAGACCAGATTAGTAGTCTTGATCTAGGTCGTTTTGAGAACTTGGACAACACTTTGAATGGTGTTAAGCTTCTCTTAGGTCCTTTGATCAATTCCATATATGCATATCTGATGGTCTGCATTGTTGAGCTAGTGTCTTCCTTGTCTTCCATATAAAAAAGCATTGATGATAAGAAGTGTATTCTGATGTCTTCTGATTGGCTCCCAAAGAAGTTTAAAGGTATCTCTTGAAACTGATGGCACCAGAATGCTAGTAGTGAACAGGCTCTCTCAGGAGCTGCTATCTGATGGCTCAGTCTATTATTATCCATACTGACAAAATCAGTTAGAAACCATCCTCCTAATCTATTGAATTCCTTAAATGGTCTCCCAATCAATTTTGACTCAG